ATAGATGCTGATACAGATCAAACGAATTAGAGAAAACATAGATGGCTCTGCTAATGTAGAGGTAGTGTTTGATAGTCAGGGTCATAAGATGTTGTTGCAGCATGGTTTAGAAAGTATGTTGGTAAAGGCAATAGAAAACATGAAAGGGAAAAGGGAAAATGAAATTCGAGAACTTTTGGTTGCAATATCCAAAAAAGGTCGGAAAGCTAATAGCAAAAAGATCGTGGGAGAAACTAAGTCTAGACAACCAACAAAAGGCACTAGAGGCAATAATAGAGCATCGAAAATACTGGGTAGCAAAGGGAACTGATTGGGAGTTTATCCCTCATGCATCTACTTGGTTAAATCAAGAGAGGTTCGAGGATGAGCTTGTTATCGAGCAGAAAGAAAACAAGAGACCACCATTGCCCTGGTATGCAAGCGATGAACTTACTTTAGCCAAGGGCAGAGAGTTAGGATTAAATCCATATGCAGGAGAAACTTTTGCACAATTTAGAGCCAGACTTTCGGCTAAGATCGGCAGTACGGCAACTCTGTAAATGGAGAGCAGTTTGGGGTTTGCAGAAGTTTAGGGAATATCTATCAAAACACCAAATCGATAGCCAATTACTAAATCTATTTGCAGACCAATGGCAAAAAGGTAATAAGGGAGAATGGGGAAAATGGATATAGATCCAACAAAAGCAGTAGAGTACATAATGAAGTATTCAGGTGATTTTGCTAAAGCCAAGGCAAACAGAATCTACCTAGAGAACTTCTTAAAGTCTAAGCGTAGTATTCTTATGTCTAAGTCATCTGCTAAGTCTGTCGCAGCAGCAGAAGTAGATGCGTATGCAGACCCAGAGTATATTGGCTTGCTAGAGGGCTTAAAAGAGGCTGTGGAGTGCGAGGAAAAGATCAAATGGATGCTGACTGCTGCACAACTAAAAGTCGAGATATGGCGCAGTCTAGAGGCTACCAATCGATCTGTAGATAATCATGCTCGATAGCGACTTTGTCTACATCTGGGCATTGATTGTGTTTCTCATAGTTTACATTTCTATAAAGATTGGTACAAAATAGTGGACTCTACAAATTACAATTTATACCTAAATAGGTATAAAGAGATGCTAAAAACAGCACACCATTTATCTCAGTTGCTAAAGAAAACTAGAGAAGAAAATGCTATGCTCAGAGCAGAATTAGATAAAAAAACAGGACTAGAAGGAAACCATTAATGATTGACTATGCAGAACTCGTATTAAGACTAAAGACACTAGAGAAGGAATACCACGACTCTATGTTAAAAAAAGATGTAAAACAGGCTTTACTAGCATCAGAAGAACTGGTCGTAGTATCTAAACGCATTCAAGCCTATACCAAAGCGGTAAATGTATAGAAACAAAAAACTGCTAGAAATCGCTAGACTATTACCATGTCAACATTGTGGGATAGAAGATGGCACTTGTGTTGCAGCCCATAGCAATCAGCTTCTCGATGGTAAAGGTAGAGGACTTAAATCGCATGATTATCGTATTGCGACCCTGTGTTATCGCTGCCATGCGGAGGTCGATCAGTCATGCACACTTACGAAAGTCGCAAGGATCGAGATGTGGGAGAGTGCGCATCGTAAAACCATTGGTGAACTTTTTGAACGGGGATATATTGGGGTGATGAAATGAGAACAGTTTGCTGGTTTTCCTGTGGTGCTGCTAGTGCTGTAGCTACTAAAATCGCTTTAGCAGAGAGAGAGAGAGAGTGAATTAATCATAGCTTACACAGAAGTTAAAGAAGAACACCCAGACAATAAAAGATTCTTAGCAGAATGTGAGGAATGGTTTGGGCAAAAGATTGAGATTCTTGGAAATGATTTTTATGACAGATCCATCTACAGGGTGTTTGAAAAGAATTACATACGAACACCCAAGGGTGCGCCATGCACTAGGGCATTAAAAAAGCAGATTAGAGAACGATTTGAGAAACCTACAGACCGCCAAGTATTTGGCTATACAGCAGAAGAACAAGCTCGTTTAGACCGCTTTATAGATGCCAATGCCGATGTCAATATATGGACACCTCTTATAGATAAAGGCTTAGGTAAAGAAGATTGCCTAGCAATGCTTAAAAACGCCAATATTGAACTTCCAGTTATGTACAAGCTTGGGTATCACAACAATAACTGCATTGGCTGCGTTAAGGGTGGTATGGGCTACTGGAATAAGATAAAGGTGGACTTTCCTGAGCATTTTGACCGCATGGCAAAGCTAGAGAGGTTTAAGAAACAGACCATATTTAAAGACCGCTATCTTGATGAACTAAAGCCTACAGATGGGAATTACCCTCAAGAACCTAATATTGAATGTAGTATTTTTTGCCAAATAGCAGAACAAGAACTACAACTCTAATGGATCTAGCCCTAGCTCTTTTCCTACCATATGGCATCTAGCGCGAAACTCTTTTCCATGTTGCGCCCACTTATTACCCTTCCTACGATGAAAACTCATATGTATCATTTCATGTGCCATAGTCCGAATAACTGTATCTAGGAATCCGCACCTAGCAGTAGAAATGGTAATGATGTGTTCCCATTTCTCATCATCCTGATATAAGTAAGTTCCCATTACATCGGGATCTGCATCAACCACAAAACGAATCTGGGCTGCTAAAGGCATATTCCACTTATCAAAAGGTTTACACACCACAAGCATATTGTAGATATTCTTTAGGATAGTGGAGGTCAACTTCATACCTTTAGAATCTCTCCTCGGAACTCCACCTCATCCTCTCCGCAGACTTGAATCATCTCTGGCATTAACATTCGCCCTTTATCCCATGAAAGCATAACAAAACCTGATCGCCAATCTTTAGGAGAATCCTCTGTATAGTCAGCAAACTGTAGACTATTAGGCTCAGCTAGTGTGCCTGTTTGTACCCCCCAAATCGTCTTCGCATAGCCTGTAATCGGCTGACAAGCTAAGACATGGGTATGACCTGTAATAATGTTTGTTTGTGCTGCTACAGCGTTGTTATAGCCTGCGTATCGCCCACCTTTAAACCGATGCTTAATAACTGTGTCAGCGTTTACGAAGAAACTCCAGCACCCCTCCCATAGAGGGAAGTGGTCTTTTAGATGAAAACCTTGTACACCCTCGTAGGCACTAGCCTGCGCAGCAAGGAAAGTCTCAAATCTGGCATCATGATTTCCAAGACAATGGATGAGTCTAGCACCTGCTTGTCTGCGTTTTTCGATCTCTCCTAAGTAGAACTTGTTTGCTTCCAGTTCTTCTTGAACAGTAGGTTTCTTATCCCAACCAATACGAGGAAAACGACTAATAGAACCACCATCAAAGGAATCCCCATTATTAACAATAATGTTCGGCTTAAAGTATTCAATAAATTTAAGGAGAGCTTTAAAAGCTGTAGTAGTATCATCAGGATAAAAATGGGCATCGCTAAAAACAATAATCCTACCTTTATCAAGATCAGTTCCCCTTCTTATGTTGATTGGTGCTTGTTGTATACGATTTTCGTTTTCTTCTTTTAACCTAGCTAATCGTTCTTCTTTTTGTTTTTTATTGTGTTCGTCTCTAAGATTAATTTTGGTTTCTAATTTAATCCCTAATTTTATTTCTACAGATCTCCTTCTATTTTGTATGGCTCTAGGGGTAAACTTAATCTCCTTAGCCATCAACATCGGGCTAGGAAATTCTTGCCATTTATCTGCAAATTCTTGGTCTGTCAGGTATAGCCCAAATTGATTTTTCATTTCATCTCTACAATTAGTTAAGATATTGAAATAATACAGAAAATTTGATTACAATTATACAATCATATAATTAAGGATTATTGATGGGTCTAGAAGATCGTCTTAGAAATTGGGCTTGGTATGTTTCTTGGGGGACTGTAGTTCCTCAGCCTGACTCAACTTGTAGATCGTTTGAGAAAAACTATATACCAGAGCTAGGCAATCTTTATGCACCAGAAGAACCACACTACGAGCCAGACCATCAAGATGGAGAAATAATAGAACAGGCAATTAAGGGTTTACCCCAAGAACTTAGAAAAGTATTAAAAGCTCGTTATGTGAGCCATCCATATGCTAGTCAGAATCAACTAGCCCACCACCTAAGAAAATCAACAACCAGGCTAGAGACAGATTTAACCAATGCAAAAAAGCGACTCCAAGACGAACTCGACAAGAAAGCCAAAAGTAATCACTATGCGACTCTGCTCAAAATGTCAACAGCGTAAGACTACAAAAGGTGGACACTTCCAAATCTACAACGAAGGACTTAATGAAAGATTCATCTGCCAGAAGTGTGCCGATAGTAATAGCAACAAAAACGGCTAAATGCCTTCCTGTGCTGTTAGCAAGCATAGACCAGTATGTGCCACAAGATGTTACTGTTTTCGTCTCTGGTAGCGATCTAAGCCTTCCTAGGCATAGGACTATTAATATACGGAATGATGGTCATAATTTTGGGGAGTCATATAACCAAGTAGTCCATTGTGCCTACTCTATGTTTGATGATGTTATTGTGGCAAACGATGACATAGTATTAACCCCTAGTTCTTATTGTTTACTTCTAAAAGATGTAGAACTACTGCCAGAGGATACTGCTTGGGTGTCGGCTAAGTCTGATTATGTGCGCGGATACCAAAACATCCGAGCCTTCAAAGAAAGAGAAGGCATCCGATATGTAGAAGAAAGAAAAATAATTCCCACAGAAATTATTTCTCCTCTATTTGGTTATATTCACAAAGACAAGTGGGTAGACTACAAGCCTATCAATTGGTTCTCGGATGACATCCAATGCCTAGAAATAAGGGCAAACGGATATAAAAACTATGTCAGTCGGTCTTATGTCCACCATGTCGGCAGCCAAACTATCGGAATGGATCATGGCAAAAACCACCGAGAGGCAGAGCAATGGATAAAAGAAAATATGCCGGAACTACATCAACAATGGTTTACTTCACAAAAGTAAAAAACACTTGTATAATTTTCTTGGGTAATTGCACCCAGAATTTAGTGATTCTTCTTCATAGCCCTAGCAATAGGGCTTTTTTTTGGGTGAAATATGGAAAAAAAAGGTATGTCAATAATGATTGGACTCCTTGGCAAAGAGCCTAAGATGGCTGAAAAGTCCGAGGGCGGTCTATTGGAATCGGATACCGAATCTTGCCCACTCTCTACAATGGATGCCGATATTAATAAAGGCAACATGAAAAAAGCAGTCCTAACAGCCGAATATGGTGATCGTAAGGATGGCGAAGGCAAGTGCAAAGCCTGTGAATACTACGAAACAGGCGAAGAAATGACTAAATGCGGTGTTCCCAAAGATATGGGTCATTGTGCTATATTTGATTTTGTCTGCAAAGGTGAACGAGGCTGTATGGCTTTTGAACCTATGGGCGCAGAAGAAGGTGAATATGAAGGAGAAGAAGATTGAAACAGGGTCTCTACAGCAATATCGCAGCAAAGCGTAAAAGGATAGCCGAAGGATCAGGCGAGAAGATGCGTAAGCCTGGCACAAAAGGCGCACCAACAGCAAAGGCTTTCAAGCAAGCAGCAAAGACAGCTAAACCACTAAAGGCTAAAAAATGAAGATGACCAAAGCACAGAAGAAGATCGGCAAAGTCATGGGCGAGTACAAAGAGGGCAAACTGCACTCTGGTAAGTCCAAGAAGATCGTTAAGAATCCCAAACAAGCCATCGCTATAGCACTAAGTGAGGCAGGCAAGTCGGCTCGGTACAAGAAGTGAAACTCCGAGAGGCAGCAGGCATCCTTGAAAGAATGGGTGTTGCAGGCTATAACAAGCCTAAAAGAACACCAAACCACCCTACTAAAAGCCATTTAGTCGTGGCAAAAGAGGGCGATAAAGTCAAAACAATACGATTTGGTCAGCAAGGTGTTAGCGGTAGCCCTGCCAAAGAAGGCGAATCAACAGTAGCAAAAGCTAGGCGCAAATCATTTAAGGCTCGTCATGCAAGCAACATCGCCAAAGGTAAGATGAGTGCAGCATATTGGGCAGATAAAGTTAAATGGTAATGGCTCATCAACAACAGTTTGATTTTGTAAGCGCAGTAGCTAGGTTTTATCCTGATAACTTTGTTAATTGCAAAGTATTAGAAGTCGGTAGCCTAGATATAAATGGGTCTGTTAGGCAGTTTTTTAAAGACTGCAACTACATAGGAATAGACCTCGGCATAGGAAAAGGTGTAGACATTGTATGTACAGGGCAAGATTACGATGCTCCTGATAATGAATTTGACACAATAATTTCTTGTGAGTGCTTTGAGCATAACCCAGATTGGGTAGCAACATTCCAAAATATGCACAGAATGACAAAACCTAATGGTTTAATTGTTATGACCTGTGCTACTACAGGCAGAGCAGAGCATGGAACAAAACGCACTAGTCCAGCAGATGCACCATTCTGCCATGATTACTACAAGAACTTAACAGAACAAGACTTTGTAGAGAACTTTGATTTAGACAGTATGTTTTCTATTTGCGAATTTGGAGTAGGAGAGGTAACTAAAGACCTATACTTCTACGGAGTTAAGAAACTGTTGTAGAATAGCAACATCATCAACCATCAACCCATAGGGAATGGAATGGAAAACTCTACAGAAAACAATAATCTACAAGTTGAGCCAACTAATAAAGGTGGCGCACCTACAGGCAATCAGAATGGTAAAAAGGGAAAGCTCTTTTACGATGCATTAAGAATAGCCCTAGTACAAGAGGATCGAAAGAAACTCAGGAACATTACCGAGAAACTAGTCAAGTCAGCAGAAGCCGGAGAGCCTTGGGCAATCAAGGAAGTCATGGACAGGATAGATGGTAAGCCTGTTAACACTACCGAACTAAGCAATGCAGAAGGTGGCATCTTTAAGATGGTGGTCGCTTGGGAGAAGTAGAGTACGCAGACGATGAGGTAAAACGAGTCGTTATCCCTTACAAGCCAAGAGAACCTCAGTTACAAATCCATGAGGCGATGGAGAACAATCGCTTTGTAGTGGTAGTGGCACACAGGCGAATGGGTAAGACAGTACAAGCTCTGAACGCGCTGATAAAAGCAGCGATGGAAAACGACAAGCCTAACCCTAGGTATGCGTATATCGCACCGACATATAGCCAGGCAAAAAGGGTGGCTTGGGATTACCTTACAAACTTCTGTAGACCATTGGATGCAATAGCCAATATTGCGGAATTAAGGGTAGATTTTTACGGAAGGAGAATCCAGCTTTACGGATCGGATAACCCAGATTCTTTGCGCGGGCAATATTTCGACTCTGTAGTGCTAGACGAAATTGGCGATCAAAATCCTAAGATTTGGAACGAGATTATCAGACCGGCTCTTGCAGACAGAAAAGGGTCGTGCTTGTTTATCGGCACACCGAAGGGAAACAACCACTTCAAGGACTTGTTCGACAGAGCAGGCAAAGAAGAAGGATGGGCTGCACTACAGTTTAAGGCAAGCGAAACAAAGCTAATAGACTTAGATGAATTATGGTCTGCTAAGAAAGAGATGGGCGAGGACAAGTACAATCAAG